GTTATCAGCTCAAAGAGACTGGATGGAGGAAACACCAGCCAGACATGCATATCATTGCTATCCTGTAACAACTGCAAATACTATCGGATGGACTCTTTCTGCCCCTTATGACGTTAGTTTTATTTGGGATGGCATAAATGATACTGGATCAGACCATATTCAAATATTAGACGGTGCTGATAAAACATATACAGGCAGAGGGCAGTCTAGTGTAAGCTTTAATACTGGTTTAATATTGAGGTCAGATAAAAATATAAGCGTATTAACAATTACTCCGCAGAACTATTTTTATGAAGATTTTGAAGTGATATCTTCATTGATAAGCACTTCATTTCTAGAGGCAGAGTTTCCTTTAGCAATAAAAGCTAGAACGCCAAATAAGGTTATTACAATCAAAGCAGGTCAGCCAATTGCAACTATAATACCTATATCATTAACATCTTTGAAAGAAGAGTCCGTAGAGATATTAGACTTTATTGAAAATGATGAATATAATAATAGATTAAGATCTTATGGCGAAGCTGCTCAAGTAATAAATAAGGCTGGGAAATGGACAGACTGGTATAGAGATGCAGTCAATGAAAAAGGCGAAAAGGTCGGAGAACATGAAGTAAAAGCTTTAAAGCTTCAGGTTGTCAACAATAGTAAGTGGAAAAATCATGTCGAATAAAATGCATTTTATTGCAAATAGACCTTGGCTTAATAAATCAGATATAAACAAGCCAAGCTCAATTATTAAATTTATTCCTTCATGGTTTCGTGATGCTGATAGATTTGCAGTAGATCCAAGAACAAATGATTTTTGGATCGGTCCAGACGGAGGTAAGGTTCCTACATGGAAGGCCTGTCCAGCGTTATTCGATATAATGGCAACTGGATATGCATTAGTAACACCATGCGATATAGAGTTCTTTGTGAATGAAAACGGAAATATTGATTGCAGGGTATTGGATGAGAGATATCGTGATTTTTGCTCTGTAAGGCCTCAGATGCCTCAATTCGAGCACCCCTATGGTTTCTATAGGGAACACTTCGCTTGGTTCCCAGAATGGGCTGTAAAGGCTCCTGAGGGGTATAGTGTGCTTTACTCATCACCTTTCAATAGATATGATCTGCCATTTATGACAGTAGCTGGAATTATAGATAATGACAAGGTTAATCTTCCAGGCTCAATGCCATTCTTTATTAGAGAAGGATGGACTGGAGTTATACCAGCTGGAACACCATACGCGCAGATGCTTCCATTTAAAAGAGAAGACTGGACATCTGATTATTTAGTTCCAGACCATCATTCTATGATTAAAAGCAATATGGAAAATGCAAAGAAGTATAGGGTTATAAATGGCGGAGTATATAAGAATAAGATTTGGTCAAAAAGGTCATATGAATAAGAAATGGTAAAATAGATATATGAATAGTAACTACTCTAATAATCATTCAAATAATAGATTTTCTATAACTCCGTCAGGATTCTTTGGCGACTCTTCAAATAACATTCAGGCCAGAGAAAGTTTTATGACAAAGGAAGAGCATCGATTTTTGCTTAATGCTGCAAAGAATATAACTCATTGGGATGTGACTGAGACGCATTACAATGAAGACGGAACAGTAATTTATGACTCAGAGTATTGGAAAGATAGAGTAGCAACAGGAAGATCTTTAGACCAAGAGGACCCAGAGATTAGTAGAGTAATACTAAAGCTTGTTGATAGACTAAAAATAGAAGTAGATAACTTTTTTAAGGTAGATGCTATTCCAACAAGCCCAGCTATTGTAAGATGGTTCCCAGGTCAACTTCAAATGCCTCACGCAGATAAAGAATTGCATGAAGGTGATAATGCTGGAAAGCCAAATGACTTTCCTTGGTATGATATCGCTGGTTTATTTTATTTAAATGAAGATTACGAGGGCGGAGAGCTATACTTTCCTAATCAGGGAATTCAGTTTAAGCCAAAAGAGGGAAGCGCATACTTCTTTCCAGGAGATATGAATTATATTCACGGGGTTACAAAGATTGAGTCTGGTATTAGATATGTAATACCATTCTTTTGGACAATATTAAAGCATACTGGAGACAAACAACCATGATCATTGAAAGTATAGATAAGTCAAAATTCATTTACTACAAGGATGAGATATCAAATTTTGTAATGCCAGAAACCGCATTAAAGATGATCAAGTTTTTTGAAGAGTGTGGAATAGACTGGGGCGATATTGCATTCTATGGATCATCTGGTAAAGGCATCAAGGCAGAGCCAGAGTTCTTAAAAAGTTTTGGACTTACTGGCACTTTCTTTTCTGATATTAAAGATAAGTTCCAGGAGGCTGTGACATCTGTATTTAATAGAGAAGTTCGTGCAAACACTTCGCATGCACAGAAATGGGATGTTGGTGGATTTGCTAATGTACACTCGGACAACTCTAATAATGATGGAGAGCCTAATGCTTTTGAAATAAATAAATATGTAGCAATACTATATTTAAATGATGATTATGAAGGAGGTCAGCTTTATTTCCCAGAGCATGACATATCCTTTAAGCCAAATGCATATTCTTTATATACCTTTCCTGGTGGAGTAGAGAATCTTCATGGTGTTTCTGAGATTACAAAGGGAACACGATATACAATGGTTTCATTTTGGGACTTCGCAGACCTTGAATATGATGATGAAACAATTGAAAGATGGAAAGAGGAAGAGCGACAAGTTAGAATTGCTCAAGCCAAACAAAAAGAAGAATGGGAAAAGGGTAATAAGTATGCTTAATTGTGAGTATCCTCATGAGAAGATTCACGTATATCATAATATGATTCGACCATCAATTATTGAAGATATAGAGCTTCTTGATATTTTGTCTGATCCTAATTCCACTATTCCAAAATGGAAAACCTGGTACCCATCTGGTGCCGAGGGAAATGAAAGTCTAGCATTTGGCTATCAAAAGAGAATGTCTGATCACCTGAGCCCAGATAGAAAGAATGATGGTTATTCCGATATTTATTGGGAGCTTTTTAATGCGATAGTAGAAGCGTCTGAAGACTACGGACTAAAACATGGAATTGAAATTGGTAAACTAGCTCCACTTTCTATAAGCAAGTATAAGCCAGGTGCATCAATGGGAAAGCATACTGATTCAAATGGATCTGAGGGGCCACAGACTATATCAGTCGTATGCTATCTTAATGATAATTATGAGGGCGGGCATATTAGGTTTGAAGATCAAGATATTACAATAAAGCCTAGAGCAGGCAGCATAGTTATATTCCCGTCTAAGCCTCCATTCTTTCATCAGTCTATGCCAGTAGCATCTGGATATAAGTACATATCTCCTGGGTTCTGGTCTATTTAAACTAATTTGGTGTATAATTTAGTTATATGGCAACTCAATTTCCTACAAGTTTAGATTCATTTTCAAACCCACCTGCTGGCTCTTTGTTGAATTCACCAACATTTAATCATGCTACGGTTCATGCTAATATATATGATGCAATTGAGGCGATAGAAGCAAAGGTTGGAATTAATGGATCCAGCGCATCTGACTCGCTAGAGTATAGACTTGAGCAAATTGAAACAGTAAGCGGAACAACAATAGTAAGAAAAACTGCAGCTGACTGGACATCACAGGACCCAGTATTACTTGCCACTCAAATAGGATTAGAGACAGATACCCTACATTTTAAATTTGGAACTGGTGACAATTGGTCTGAGCTTTCATACGCAAATATAACTCAAGGAGATATAGATAATAGCCTTGAAGATTATATTCTTCTATCCGACAGAGCCAGCGCAAATGGAGTTGCTTCACTTGATTCAAGCGGATTAATTCCAGATTCACAAATCCCATCATCAATTGCTAGAGACTCAGAGCTTTCTTCACATTCATCTGATACAACTGGTGTCCATGGCATATCCGATACTTCTTTACTTCTGACGACTGCTGGCGGAACTCTGACAGGAGCTCTCACATTACATGCAAACCCTACATCTTCATTACATGCAGCAACCAAGTCATATGTAGATAACATAGCTTCTGGATTAAACTTTCATGCAGCGGTACATTGTGCAACAGGCTCCAATCTGTCCGCTACATATAGCAATGGAACATCTGGATTTGGCGCTACATTAACAAATAATTCAACAAATGAAGCTTTAACAATTGATAATCACGAAGTCTCATCTGGCGAAAGAATTCTTGTAAGAAGTCAAACAGATGCTAAGCAAAATGGTATATATGTCGTTACAACAGTTGGTGATAGTTCTACCGCATGGGTTTTGACTAGAGCAACAGACGCAGATAATTCCCCATCTGGAGAGCTTTCTTATGGAGATTTCTGTTTTGTTGAACAAGGAACATTTGGCGGGAATGGGTATATATTAAGTACAACTGGCACCATTACCATAGGAACAACAAATATATCCTATACTCAGTTCAACGCTGCACAGGTAATAACAGCGGGGACTGGACTAGAGGAAGATCCCTCAAACACATTTAATGTAGATACCTCAGTTATAGCAACAAAAGATTTTGTTAATTTAATATCATACGGAACTGCAATTACTGGAACGTCGCATACTGTAGCATCTGAAGATCTTTATAAGATTACAGAGTTTACAAACTCAAGTACAGTAACGATAACTATACCAGATGATGCTACTGATTCCACATTTCCAATTGGATCAACAATTGAGTACAGACAAATGGGGGATGGAAGATTAAGCTTTTCCGTTACATCGCCAGCGACATTAGTTTCAACTGATAGCTATACAAAATCAAGAACTAAGTACTCATCTGTAATGTTAGAAAAAAGAGCATCTAACGCATGGATTCTAACTGGAGATATTGATGCATGATAAGGTCACGCAGAAGATCAGTAGTCTCATCAAGACTCAAGGCATTTGCTTATTTTTCTGATTCATTTAGTTTATCATCTGGGTTAAAAAATGGATGGAAGCAATTAAGTGGCATCTGGTCATCAACAGGCTCTACTGTATCGTCAAGCACAGCTGCATCAGAATATCCAATTTCATACGTAAAAGTTTCTAGGCCTAGCTTTACAGCAACAGCACAACCTTCTGCTGGAACAGGAATAGCATTTTGGATATCTTCTGCTGGTTCATGGTATGCAGCAGTAGCACATACGTCTCAAACATCCTACAGTTGCAATTGTAGTACCTGTTATAGTTCGTGTTACTGCGACAGTTGCAAAACTTGCAGTAGTTCTTCTACAAGCTGTCAGACATGTTGTAACGTTTATTCATGCTCTGGGGCAGGATATTCAAATACAATTAGAAGCGGTTCTGATTGCTATGACAGAACAACTGGAATATATCAAGGGCCTGCCTTATGCACGTCATCAAGCTCATGTAATTGCCAAACGACATATACATATTTTTCATGTGGAGGGTATTATTCTTGCAATCCTTACTCTTGCAATTGTGCAACTTGTAATGGTGTCGAGCATCATTTGCAAATGATAAGAAAAGAGCCATCTGGAGACGGCCTGTCTTCGGTAACTCTGAGCTCTTTGCCAGCCGCAATTTCAGTTCAAACAAATGGGGCTGAAATAACTATAAAAGCATATTCTGATGTACAGATGTCGACTCAGCTTGGAGACACAATAACATCAACAGCTGATCTTCAAGTAAGACCAGCAACTACATTAGTTGGTATTGTAAAGGTTCCAAGTCATGATCAAGGAAGTACCTTGTCTGCATTTAATGTTCAAACATAATAATACTTTAGGTATGCTATAATAATTTTATGTCCTATAAATCAGCAGTCCTAGCAGACAGCCCGTCATTTTTTTATTTGATGGATGATACTGGATCATCAGCATCTGATTTATCTTCATTTAATTTAGATGGCACTTTTACTGGAACAAGAATAACTGACCTTGTTCCAATCACAACTGGCTGTCTAACTGCCACTAGTATTTCAAGTTCAAGTTATGCCACGTACCCTGAGATCACAGACATAGGCACATCTGGAAATGACTACAATGCATTTTCAATAGAATTTTGGTTTAAGCCAAATGATTTAGGGTCTACGACTATTATGCCAATTGTTGCGGATTCAGTAGAAGGTATCGGAGTCTTCTGGGACAAGACATCTTTAGTGTTTGATGTATCTCATACAAACATAAGATACCATGTCCCCAATCCGAATAAAGTAATTCATGTTGTAGCAGTATATTCAATTAATTCAATTCAGCTATACGTAGATGGCTTAATTGTTTCTACTGTTCAAACTTCATCTGATAAATTTACTGCCGATTCTATAACATTAAAGAGTCAGGCAACATCTGGCACATTCTTAATAAATTGCGTATCCTTATATAAGTACTCTCTTAGTGGCAACAGGATTTATGTTCACTATGTGTATGGAAGCGGGATGCCAGCACTTCAGGTAGTAGCTCCTAATAATGGACATTTATTTGAGATATTTGATAACGGAATATCAAAGCAGTATTCCTATTCCTATCCAGGAAATAAAAGCTTTTCATACTTTGCTTCAGATTTATTAGAATATGATGAAGTAAAAAAGTCATTAAAAATTACTACTGAAAATGGCGACATCCAGTCAGTATCATTTGATGATGTTATTTCTATTCCATCTGGATTGACTATAGATGACTCTTATATAGAATGGGACGGCGGAGAGCTAGTAACAGTAGAAACAAGTATTGATGGAGAAACCTATGTAGAGTGTGTTAATGGAAGATCCATTCCACAATATATAATTGGTGATGTGGGCTTCTCTGATGAAAGAATTCTATATATAAGAGTTACATTAAGCACGTCAGATGATAGCAAGTATAACCCAGAGATAACGTACTTGACTATGCGATTCTATAATGACCAAAAGATATATGCTACAAATTATCCATCTTACCTGTCAAAGATTGAAGATGATTCAAATGTTACTTCTCTTGAGGTTGACCTTGGAAGCAAGCTTTATCCAATTTTGTCCAGAAATGACCTCAATGGAGTAAAGACCGTTCAAGACTCAGGGTTCTATATAACAACAGATATGCTTGTAAATACATTAGAATTTTTCTATACCCCATATGCATTAACTGATAGTGGCCTAGTATCAGCAGTAGCGGACACTAATTATTTTGCTGCTAATTATTCTTGGAGAAATTCTGGCACAATATCAAAGTCTAATATTTCTGCCATATATGTAAATGGTGTTGATAAGGTATCTGAAACAAGCGTTTCTAACGTATTTAAGACTGGCCAGCTACATCATGTTGTTATAGTGTTTACACAGCCAATTTCAAATGTAATTAAATTTAACCACTCTCTCTATGGTGCCGTAGAAGCTTTATATCAGAATATAGCTACTTATGAAGACCAGTTTTCTTTAGAGGACACGCAGGATCATTACAATGCATACACTGGAAACAGCCTTGTGCTGGTTGAAGATGCGACAATTACGCTGACAGAAAGCCCAGTTAAAGCCTATAATAATGACTGGATAGTTGTACAAAACGTATAATTCTGTCATCGTACGTGACAAAATCTGGACTTGTATAGAGAAGAATGGTAGAATGTATATCTATGGACATTCAAAAAATAAATCAACAGGTAATTGACGATGAGACTACGCTTGGCATATACGTATGGGAAATGCCAGATGGACGCTGGATTGGTGACGATGATGGAAACTATCTATCAATTACTTCAAAGATTGGCAATAAGCAAAGAATATCCTTGCTAGCAGAAGCAGTTCGTGGCTACGGAATAGATGACGGTCAGCCCAAGTTCCTTCCAGGCAAAAGAAAAATTGATGATGAAGAATTTGAGTATCAAAAGAAAAGACTAGAGTGGGGACTCGTACCAGATCCATTTGATATTGGAAACTATAAGGACGAGATGAAAGCTCTTAAAAGCGGAGGGCAAAACTAGCCATGGAATTTATTGAAGACAAAGAAGACGATATGATCCAGCTTAGCAATGTTGATGACTGGAATAAGTTCAATACTGTTAAGGATGAGATCTCAACAGACCCATTTAATATGGGCAAAGAGGATCTTCAAAAGCTTCATGGATTAAGCCCAGCTTTTAGACGCAAGATGTCACGTGAATTCACAAAGGCATTTAATGGTGTAGATGGAGCAGGCACCCAGCAGAATTTATTAGCTCAAGCAATTAGCGGTTATGCTATGTTTGACCTTGTTCAGCCACCATATAATCTTGAGTACCTTTCAAAAGTATATGAGATTTCTACATACAACTATGCAGCGATTAATGCAAAGGTTTCAAATATTGTTGGCCTAGGTTATTCTTTTGTTGAAACACAGAGAACAAATGATGCATTTGATTCCATTGCAGATGAGAAGCAATTAGAGAGAGCTCGCAAAAAGCTAAATAAGCTAAGACAAGATCTTGAGGCTTGGCTTGAATCTACAAATGAAGAAGAGACTTTTACTGAAACTTTAATTAAGGCTTATACCGACCTTGAGGCAACTGGTAATGGCTTTATTGAAATTGGAAGAACAACAAATGGTGGTATCGGATATATCGGACATATCCCTGCAAAGACAATGCGTATTAGAAGACTACGTGATGGATTTGTTCAATTGCTTTATGGCAAGGCTGTATTCTTTAGAAACTTCGGAGATCAGGACACACCTAATCCAATTGCTGGCGGACTAGATAGACCTAATGAGATTATTCATCTTAAGAAGTACACCCCACAGAATAACTACTATGGTGTACCAGATATTATTGCTGCACAGAATGCTTTAGCTGGAAATGAATTTGCAGGAAAGTATAACTTGGACTACTTTGAAAATAAGGCGGTTCCAAGATATATTATCACAGTAAAGGGAGCAAAGCTTTCACCAGAGTCAGAAAGAAAGCTTCTAGAATTTTTCCAGGTTGGACTAAAGGGCAAGAATCATAGATCTCTATATATTCCGCTTCCAGCAGATAAACCAGATGAGAAGTCAGAATTCAAAATGGAGCCAATTGAGTCAGGAGCTCAAGAGTCTTCATTTACAAAGTACCACTTAATGAACCGTGATCAAATTCTTTTAGCTCATCGTGTTCCTATTAATAAAATTGGTACTCCAGAGGGAGTAAATCTAGCAGTTGCAAGAGATGCTGACAAGACATTTAAAGAGCAGGTCTGCCGACCAGCTCAGATGATTCTTGAGAAAAAGATTAATAATATATTTAGCGAAAAGACAGATGCCCTCTCTCTTAAATTCAATGAATTGACACTCACAGACGAGGATACTCAGTCTAAGATTGATGAAAGATATTTGAGAATGAAGGTCATTGTCCCTAATGAGGTTAGAATTAGAAAGGGCATGATCCCACTAGATGGTGGAGATGTCCCAGTTGATTTAAAGCCACAGGCACAGGCGGAAATAAGAGCCCAAGCTAATAATTCAAGAACAAGAGACAAGGATAGAGAAGCCACATCGCCAGATATTTCTGGTGAAGGAAGAAATGCAAAGGGTGACGGTAGTCAAGTCGATTAATCGCAATCGACTACTATTTGCCTTTTTATATATAGCGTAATAAAATTAAGGATATGAACATCGAGAAATCATTATGGTCTTCAAGCGGAAACGACATTACTCTTTCCGTCCCATTTACAAAAGTTAATCGTGAGAAGAGAACTGTGTCTGGATTCGCAACCCTGGACAACGTTGATCAAACTGGAGACCTTGTAACAGCAGAAGCAAGTCTCGAAGCATTTGAAAATTTCCGTGGAAACATTCGTGAGATGCATGGATCTAATGCTGTTGGAAAGATGATCTCATTCAGACCAGAAACTTTCTATGATCAGACAACTGGTGAATTTTATAATGGCGTTTATGTAGATGCATATGTTTCAAAGGGTGCACAGGATACTTGGGAAAAGGTTCTTGACGGAACTCTAACTGGATTCTCAATCGGCGGAAAGATTATAGAGTCAGATAACGAAGTAAACAAGTCAACAGGACAGGCAGTTAGATTTATTAAGAAGTATGCTTTGATGGAGCTATCAATCGTAGACTCACCAGCAAATGAACTATGTAACATCCTATCGGTTCAAAAGATGAACGGACAATTCGTATTCAAGGGAATTGCAGCAGAGACACAAACAGAAAATATTTTTTATTGCGAAGAATCAGATAAGGTATTTATCTCTAAGGATTCCGCATATGATTCACCAATCACTGGTAAGCCAGCAGAATTAATTGGTTGGGTTGAGAGTAATGATGTTAATAAGAGCAAAGAAATAAATAGAATTCTTGATTCATTCAGATCAAGATTATCGTTGCCTGCACAAACAATTGCAAAACAGGCAAACGCAGAAGGAGGTAATACAGTGTCAGAAAATACAGAAAACGTAGTAGCAGAAGTTACTGCCGTAGAAGAAGCACCAGCTGTCGAAGAAACAGTTGTTGCTGAAGAAACACCTGCAGTCGAAGAGGCTCCAGTTGTTGAAGACGCTCCTGCCGAAACTCTGGAAAAAGCAGCCAACGTATCCGAAGTTGAGGTTGATGAACCTGATTTTGCAAAGATGCTTGGCGACCTAAAGGTATTTTTCTCAGAGACTCTTAGTAAGGCTAGTTCTGCAAATGCAGAGCAGGTTGGAGCTATCACAACTACTGTTGATTCATTCAGCAAGAGCGTTGATAGCCGATTTACAGAGTTGGCAGAACAGCATGCTATTCTTAGCAAGGCTGTTGAAGATATAAGAGGCACCATTGATGGTGTCCAGAAGCGTGTCGATGCTGTTGAAGCAGAGACAGCAATTAAGAAGTCCTTAGATCTTGGCGGATCTCAGGAAGTTACAATCAAAAAATCACGATGGAACGGTTCTTTCCTCGGTTCCGTAAATGAACTAGTCAAATAAGGTAGGTGAAAAAATAATGAGCAATGAAATGTTAGAAAAAACAATCGCAGCAAACACAACAGCAACAGGTTCTATGTCAGGATCAGCAGATTCTACAACAGGTATCCATGTTGGTGCTGAGGGTAACGGCGGTTTGCTTAACCCAGAGCAGTCAGCTCGCTTCCTAGACTATATGTTCGACGCTACCGTAATCGGTAAGGTCGCTCGTACAGTTCGTATGAAGTCAGATACAACCGAGATTGATCGTATTGGCGTAGGTGAGAAGCTTATGAAGCTTGCAACCGAAGGTGATGACACAGCAGCTAACTCTGCAGTCACATTCTCCAAGATTTCTCTCTCAACAAAGAAGCTCCGTTTAGATTGGGAGCTTTCAACAGAGTCACTCGAAGATAATATCGAGGGTCCAGATCTAGAAGATCACATCGCACGAATGATGGCAACACAGGCAGGTAACGACATTGAAGATGTAATCCTCAATGGTAATACAGCTCTTACATCAGATGCACTTTATAAGTCATTTGATGGTGTTGTTAAGAAGGCTAAGGCTAATGGTCACGTCGTAGACGCTGGCGGAGCTGCAGTATCACGTGCAATCTTTAACTCAGCACTTAAGGCACTTCCACGTAAGTACAAGCAGCGTCGCACAGACCTTCGCTTCCTTGCAGGATCAAACCTTATCCAGGACTTCCTCTATGCAAACAGCATCGGAACAAACCAGACAATCCCACAGGATATTGCTTCAAGCATCATCCGTGGCGATGTACAGCCACTTGGTGGCCCAGCTGGTTACGTTGCACCATATGCATTCGGTATTCCAATTGTTGAAGTCCCACTTCTCAACGAGACACAGGACGGCGACTACTCAGGAGAGACAGGCAGCCACGGTGACATCCACTTGACATTCCCTAACAACATTGTTGTTGGTATCAAGCGTGACGTTACAGTCTACCGCTTCTTCTGGCCACGTAAGGACTCAATCGAGTATACACTCTATACCCGTGTTGGTGTTCAGATCGAGCAGGCAGATGCCTGGGTCGTTGTTAAGAACGTTAAGGTTGCTAGCTAATTAATTAGCTAAATACCAAAGAATTGCCCCCGAAGAAATTCGGGGGCTTTTCATTTTAATTTATCAATGCTATAATTAAAGAACTTAGACTAAGGAGAAATTATGTCATTTGAAACACTTAAGGTTTCAGAGTTAAAAAAGGTCGCAGAAGACTTCGGCGTAGATACAGAAGGCTTAAAGAATAAGGCAGACATTATTGCAGCATTGGCTGATGAAGGTGTTAGCTGGACAATTTATGAAAAGACTCTTGATCGTGAAGAAGAGGAAGATCTCGAAGATGAGATCAAGCCAAAGGCACAAAAAGAGTTGAGCCCAGAAGACACAGTTTTGGTCAAGATGACTAGAGCTAATTTTAGATATGATATTATTGGCTTTACTTTTACAAAAGAGCATCCTTTCGTTGCTATGAGTAAAAATGATGCACAAGCAATTTTTGATAAGGAGGAGGGATTTAGACTGGCTACCCCAAATGAGGTCCAGGAGTTTTACCACTAAATCTCAATAAATGGCACAAATTTACATAGATCAAACAGCACCAATTAAAACAAAGATATTCTGGGGCGGAGAAATTATCGCAGCAGATGATGATGTTGTAACAGCAACAATTTATGATGTGACTGGAGATCAAACATTAGATCCATTAGTATTATCTACTGATGACCTAGATGTAATTACTGCCACCAAATTAGACAACGATGAGGGAACGTACCAGATAGTAATTCCCTTTCAGTTTTGTCAAAGAAACAGAACGTTTAAGATCGTCTGGGAGTATCAGGTAGATGGTACTGAAGCCTCACACTCCCAGTACGTAGATGTAGTAACACCATATGTAAATCTTTCAGACGCCTGGGACCAGATGAATGTCGGTACAGATCCGTCTGACCCTAACTATAAAACATATTACGAAATGCAATTAGCGGAAAGATATGCTCGTAAGCTTATTGAAGATTTCACAGAGCAATCATTTTATCTGTATGATGACAAGCAGGTCGTATACGGATTTGGATCAGATATCCTTCCTCTACCATACAAGATAAATTCAATTCACAAGCTATACGAAAATGATGTACTGCTAGTAGACAATATTAATGATGTAGACAACTGGGTCTATTCTCCAGTTATATCAGAGTCTGGCTACGGAATTCGTGTAAATAGACAAGAGCTGACAGATAATGTTGTATACACAGCCAACGGAATGGTTCCTCCTACAATTTATGATCGTGGGGATGGAAGTAGTTTTAGAGATGGATACAGATATACAGTGGAAGGAAGATTCGGTTGGTCAAAGGTTCCTTCTGATATTCAAGAAGCCTGTATAGTGTTAATGAAGCAATTCTTTGAAAAAGATACAGAGTGGCGAAACAAGTATGTTAAGAGCATCAGCGCATTTGACTGGAAGTTTGAATATACTGGAGCTGCACAAAATGGAACTGGTAATCTCTACGCAGACAAGCTATTGTCACCTTATGTTGTTACCAGCATGGTAGCAATTTAATGGATATAATCGAATCATTATTGCCTATGAGATTGGATGTATACTCCCAATCTGAAACACAAGATCCTTCAACTGGCTCCATTAAGAAAGAATGGAATTTTGATAGATCTGTAGACTGCTTTGCAAAAGGCATTATTAGCAACTCTACATCATCAAGAGGAAGCGACAGGCAGGAATTTAATAATCGCTATACCAATGATCAGATGATTCAGATTAGAACTGTTAACAAATTAAACATAAGGCATAAGATTACCAATATAAGAACAAAAGATGGAGTCCATATTTGGACTGAGCTTGACTACCCATCAGAGACACCAACCGTATTTGAGGTAGTCGGAGTTACCCCAGTAACTGATCCATTTGGCGGAGTTATTGCATATAACACAACCGCTAAGAGATCGGAGAATCAGCAAATTGGAATCTAGCGCATTATTGCTTTCTGCAGCAAGTAGACTACAGCCATTAATGACATCCAAGCCAGGAAGTCATTTAAAGGATAGTACGGTTGCACAGATATCTGCTGCTATATTTTATCAAGCTAATGTTGTTGCAAAAATAACAAAGAATAAACAATTCCAAAATGCATTTTCTAAAGTAATATTTGAGCAAATCGAAAAAGACTTCGGCCTCTATTTAGATGCTCAGGCAAGAATTAAACCTAAGCAGTTTCACCATGTTTACGAATGGAAGAAAACTGGAAATAAAAATAATAGATTATTTAAGTTGTATTTAAATAAGCCATCTGGACTATCATTTAATATTACTACAGATTTTCTAGACTCTAAAACATTTGTTCCTTCAAGAAGCACAAAAAATAGACATGTATTTATTAAGAAAGCTTTTGTGATGGAAAAGGGAGACCCCGTTAAAATCGCTCCTAAGGCCTCTGAGAGGCTCGTATTCGAAGCCAAGGGTGGTTATACTGTTTTCATGCCCAAAGGGGCTTCAGTGACCGTTCTAAGGCCTGGTGGCAATGCTACAACTGGATCCTATAAGGTTGCTTATAAATTATTTTTTACTGGTAATTTAGTTAATCTATCAATTAAAAAGTCTGGCGTACATAGATTATTTAACAGCTCATTAACACAGGCTATGAAGCTTCCAGTAAATATTAAAAAAGTTAGTTACAGCTTTTCTGCTAATAGCTTAGCTTCGCAGGCAGACATGGCTGTATCTTCAGCATTCGGAGGTAGAATATAATGGCTGATTACAAGAAAGATGCAGTATATAATTTAAGATTGTTCTTATGGAATAACCTTTTAGACCTTGAGGTCATGAATGATTCAGACTATTATTCAGATTCCCTCGGAGATACATTTATTCCGATAATACCAGTACAACAATCTCCAGACTTCAACCAGTATTTGAGCGGGAAGAAGCATATTATCTACGATAAGGTAGGAATGTCCTATGACGATAACTGGCTAATATGTAATGAGCAAGTCCTGTTTACAATATTTGCGACAGACTTCTCAGAGATAAATGAGATTCGAAATGCGATGATCGATATATTCAGAAGAATGGATGTTACTGCAAAGGAAGTAAATGCAGACACAAGCCTTCCTTCAGGATTTAAATTCCATAGTATCTATGTGGCAGATATATCCCCAACTGAGCCATCAAAAGAACTAGCTGGATTCCTCTCATCAGATGTAGTCCTTGAGGTTAAATACTCAAGAATTACTGACGGCTCTGGCAGATTTGCCTAGTTTGCTTTAGTGCCATTTATGGCTTAAAATTATACTAGAGGAAAGGGCCTAGCCAGCCAAAATTTTGAAATAAAAGAAATATTTTAACAGGAGGTTAAAATGGCATTTAATGCTAAGAATATTATTATCGGTGCAGCACCGCTTAATATTACTACTCTAGATTCAACAGATAGCGAATATGCAGTATTAGACCCAACAGGACTCAGTTCATTCGCAACAGGTTCAAATGGTTCTGCAGTCGATGGAAACGGTGATCTTCGTTCAGCAGTTGTTGGTTCAACTGTAGCAAATGGTTACACAAACGTTGGATTTACAAACAACGGTCTTCAGATTACTTACAACCCAACATACGGTTCAGTAACAGTAGATCAGCTCCTCGATACAGCTAAGCTGTTCAAGGAGTCAATGGAAGTTATGCTCGCAACAGAGCTCTCAGAAGGTACATTGTTTAACGTTATGACTGTTTTCGGTCAGAAGTCAAGCAGCCGTTCTGGAACACTTTCAGCAACAGGAAACGAAACTCTTAATATTGCAGGTGGAGCTCTCCTTGAGGCTCCAACAGAGCGTCAGCTCATCGCAGTAGGACCAGCTCCAACAGCGACATCTCCAAATACAGAGCGTGTATATTATGGTCGTCGTGTGCTTTCTGTACAGCAGTCACAGTTCTCACTCGCACGTAATACACCAACTTCATTCCCAGTTACTTTCCGTCTTCTCCCAGATGCAACATATTCTGGATCAGAGTACGGTAAGATCGTAGACCGCTTTAGAGCATCTGCATAATTTAATAATAATTAAATATAGGAAAGCCCCCAGAAATGGGGGTTTTCTGTTTGTATTAGTAACATCTCTTTGTTATAATAATTAAGACGAATCCTAGGAGGATAAATTGGCAACTACAGTATACGATACAGAAGAGATTCCATTACAGGATGGAACAGTCGTAAAGCTAAAACCACTATCAATTAAAGAACTAAGAAAATTCATGGTTGAGATCAATAAGACTGGCTCAGCAGAAACAGAAGATGAGACTCTCGATATTCTTATTAACGCATGTGCAGTAGCATTAGAAAAGCAGCTGCCAGAAATTGTTAAGGATAGAGATGCGTTTGAAGATCTATTGGATGTTCCAACAATCAATAGAATTCTAGAAGTTTGTGGAGGCATCAAGATGGATGACCCAAACCTTCTAGCGGCAGCGGTTCTGGCTGGTCAGAACTAGATTTAGCCGCTTTAGAGGGTGAGGTCTTCTTGCTCGGTAATTGGAAAAATTACGAAGAGTTAGAAGAAAACTTATCCATGCCAGAGCTGATACAAACGTTTAAGGCAATGCAGAAGACGGAAGATGATAAAAGGAGATTCCTGGCATCACTTCAAGGTGTTGACTTAAATGAAACAACAGAAGAGGAGGGTCCTACCTTCGAAGATATTCAAAGAAAAGCTATGGGAATCAATGCAGGATCAGATGACATAGTTTCACTACAAGGCAGTACTGCAATGGGTGAAGGATTTGGAATTGGAATGGGCCTAGGATACCAAGGGGTATAGAATAATATATGGCTGATGAACAAATTGTAACGAATATAGTTGCAACGTCCGACTTTTCAGGTTTGATTGCAGATGTGCAACGAACCTCGGCAGCATTAGCTAAATTTAAGCAGCAAGTTGCTTTGACCAATACAGCATTGGCATCACAAGCAAATGCAGCACAGAAGGCGCTAGGAGATACTCTTAGAGCAACTGGTCAATTCTCTACACACTTTGTTACTGTTTCAGATGATGTACAAAAATTTGGAAAACAGCTGGATTCTGGTAAGCTCAAGCTACGTGATTATTTTAAGACATGGCAAGAGCATACCAGAACCTCTGGCGGTTTAATTAGAGATCTCGCTCAGCAGCAAGTAGCATTACAAAATGCAGTAGTACAGCCATTAGGCAAGGCAGCCGATGGCATGATGAAGTTTAATGTCCATGTCCCAAAGGGATTGGATAATATAAAGAATAAGACGCTGCTTGCTAGAACTGAAATGCAGATCTATAACAAGGTTGTGCAAGATGGCGGAGTTCAATTAATTAACTGGGGTAAGAATACTCAGTGGGCTGGTAGACAGCTTACAGTTGGACTTACTGTGCCAATTGCTGGCTTCGGAATGGCAGCTGCAAAGGCATTTAGAGAAGTAGATAAAGAATTAACAAGACTCACTAAGGTTTACGGAGATCTTTCAAAGACTTCCTCGACAAACCTTCAGAAGGTTAGAGACGATGTATCTCAGACAGCTAAAGAGCTTTCTGCATCAATGGGCGTTTCATTTAAAGATACTATTGCTCTTGCAGCAGATATTGCAGCAACTGGTAAGACTGGAAATGAACTACTTAGATCGGTAGAAGAAACAACTAGACTTTCAGTACTTGGTGAAGTTGATAGGCAAGAGGCTATGAAGGCAACTCTTGCTATTCAAAGCGCATTTAAGCAAAATACAGAAGAGCTTTCTCAATCAATTAACTTTCTTAACGCAGTTGAAAACCAAACCTCAACAAGCCTTTCTGACTTAGTTGAAGCGATTCCAAAAGCTGGCCCAGTAGTAAAGGGTCTTGGCGGAGATGTAAAAGACTTAGCTTTATACCTAACAGCAATGCGTGAAGGCGGAATCAATGCAACAGAAGGTGCAAACGCATTAAAGTCTGGTCTTGCTTCTCTCATTAACCCAACTAAGGTTGCAGTAGGACAATTCAAGAGCTTTGGAATAGACTTGCTTGGAATTGTAAATAATAATGCTGGCAATGTAACGCAGACATTATTAGATTTACAGGGGGCACTAGATAAGCTTAATCCGCTTCAAAAGCAGCAGGCTATTGAGCAGCTATTTGGTAAGTTCCAGTTCTCAAGAATGAACGCATTGTTTGAGAATCTTGGAAAGCAAGGAAGCCAGACACTTCAGGTTCTTGATTTGATGAAGGCAAGCTCAGCAGATCTTCAGCAGATAGCAACTGGAGAATTAGCGCAAGTAACAGAGTCGGCAGCAGGTAAGTATGCAAGAGCATTAGAAACGCTCAAGGCAAACATGGCGGAAGTTGGAGATAAGTTCCTTACTATTGGAACAAGTATTATCGGAGTTGTTAATAAGGTATTAGACTTTATTAATAAGATGCCTGAGCCTCTTAAAAATATTATTACAATTATTGGTGGATTTACAGCTTTAGCTGGTCCACTTATTATGTTAACTGGTGTGTTTGCAAACTTCTTTGGATATATTATCAAGGGAATTGGTCACTTCAAGGCACTCTTTAAGGGTGGAGAAGGATTTAAATTATTAACACCAGAGATGGTAGCAGCTCAAAAGGCTGGAGATTTAATTGAGAAGACATTCTATAGCGATGCAGAGGCAGCACTTGCTCTCAAGGCAGCTCTTCAGGGTGTAAATGATCAGTTAACAATCCTTCAGCAAAAAGCCGCATCTGGTAGCGTATCAGTACAGCCAACTATATCTACAGTACAAGGTAATACAATTATTCAAGGCGCATCAAGAGTTGCTAACCCAGAGCACCCATTAATTGGTCCAGCTGGAAGTAGAGCAAGCGCACACATGAACCCTGTTTCTGGAATGACAGAACAGCAGAAGATGAATCAGACTATATTCGGAATGGTCCCAAATCCAATTCCATTGAATAGAAATCTTGGTGCAACACCGCAGGTTTATATGAATGATGACATGCCTTTATTTGAGAATGTCACAGCTAGAAAGGGCAAGTCGGTTGGAGTAGTTGCAGCGGAAGCTGCAAAGTGGCACTCTATGACTGGTGCCCTAGCAATGCAGTCAAAGGAAGAAATTGCAGTTCTTAAGAAGGAGGTTGCTTCAACTGGTGCCATTACATCAGAGCTCTCAGCTTCTTATCAAGCACTTCTTCCACAGATTACTAACATTACAACTGGTGCTGCACAAGAAGCATCTCTTATTGTCGCAGATCTACAGGCAGGCAAAATAAAGGTTGATGTCGCAAGACAAAAGATTATTGATTTAAATATAGCTGTAGAAAAAATGATTGTTGAAACAACACAAGCTGTAGCAATTTCTCAAGGAAGAGTGGCAAATCTCACAACAGTTCCATTGACATCACAGCCAGTTATTGATCCAAAGACTGGAAAGTCAAATATGAAGGAGCTTTTCCATAAGTCCTCTACTTCTACTTTAGTTAATAAAATTGCAGGAGCTCTTGGCGTTAGAACTTCTGGTGGTGGTTATAGTATCGAAACAACTAAGCCAAAGAGATTGAATAGTGGTGGATATGTCTATACACTAAATGATGGCAACATTGTTCCAGGCCCAAATGTAAATGCAGATGTTGTTCCAGCTATGCTTACTCCTGGAGAGTTTGTTGTAAATGCTAAATCAACAAGAGCTAACCTGCCATTGCTTCAAGCAATTAATGGTTCTGGCTCTACTGGACCAGGATATAATATTGGTTCTAATGGTGCTATAAAGAAGGATAACACAAGCGTTTATGATGCACTAAACAATGCATCTAAGCTAGGCAGAGGCGAGCAATATAAGGTAATGGCTCTCTTGGAGCATGCAGGAATTAGCATCCCAATGTTACAGAATTCTGTATACCCAATGATGCATGGTCAATCTAATTTAACAACACGTGGTGGAAGAGGAATACCTGGAGCAGCATTCTTGTCTGAATTCTCTCAGCCAGGTGCCTTTGATATGGCTAGTAGGTTAATGAGTAAAGCTGGCTATGGATCAATCACTGATGATCAAAAGAGCATTATATTAAGCTCATTGTCATCTTCAATCGGCAACCCTCAAGATCCTTTGACTGAAATGCAATTTGGAAAGCATTTAACTGCAGCTTACTTAAAGGCGGGCCTATCTAAAGATGCAATAAAGGTACTAGCCAGCACTGGTGCAATGAGATTCTCATTCCCTGGAGAAGGAACAATTGATCAAAGAAGAAGTGCACTAATATCTACTCTTTCATCTAAGTATGGAAAAGAAATAGAGTTTGCTGCTGATCCAAAGAATGAAAATAATATTATAGTCAAGGTTCCTGGTCAGAAGCCATTTAAAATAAGACATGAGGCTACTAGAGCAATAACCTCCAATGAGCATGGATTGTCTTATGAAACACAAAGACAAGCTGTTCCAGCTGGACAAAGAGATGGCAAGAAGTTAAGTTATGCTCATATTCCAATAGATGAATTACAGCTAGTGGATAGAAATCCAAATACTTCTAAGTTCCCAGATAAGTTCTTACCACATGCTGGAAGAAAAACAAACGTAGGAATGCCACTCGTAAGAAGAGGTGGCTCATTCGGACTTCTTAAGTCATTGCAGCTTGGTTTTGATCCAATAGGCGCAGCTATTAGAAAAACTGGTTCAAGAGCCATGAGAAATCGTGGAGGAATGATTCATCTAAATAAGGGTGGAATGGTTCCTGGTTACAATGCTGGTGGAGCAGTTGGAGCTTATAGAGCTGGTCTAAAAAATTCATATGGTAAGAGCATGTTTGGTAACGGCCTTCCTACTATGGGTCTAGGCACTCAAATGGGAATTGGAATGGCTGGAATGGCAGCTGGCCAGGCAGTCGGTGGTGGTGCTGGAACAGCAATTATGATTGCCTCTAATATTCTTCCAATGCTATCAGGACTTAAGATGGTTGGAGGATTCTTACCTACTTTAACTAAGGTTGCATCAATACTCGGTAGGCTAACAATACCAGGAGCTGTTATCGGATCCTTATTCATGATGGTTAAGGGTCTTCAAATGTGGAGAAAGAGCGCAGAAGATGCAGGTGAAGTAAATCGTGCAATGTACGGAGGAACAAAGTCAGCCCTTGCTGAAGTTGGCTTAAAGTATGTAAGTATATCAGATAAGATTAAGGAAATGAATAAGCAGCTTGAGCTAAGCAAGGCAAAGGTTGAGACAGCTTACGATTCATTCAGTGGCTCTGGAGTATCTGGATTAACTTTAACAATCAAGGAGCTTAAAGAAGGCATTGCATCTGCTAAGAAAAATGCAAAAGAAACAGTATCAATCTTTAATAAGGCAGACGATAGCAAGGTTGTAGATTTAGCATCTTCAATGAAGGCTCAGTTTGTTGCAATGGGCATGAGCGTTCAAGAAGCTACAAATAAGATTTATACAATTATTTCAGCCTCAGATAAGGCAAACCAAGCATTCTCAGCCATATCATCAAAGGGATTTAAGTCCATCATAGATAAGTCAAGCGCTGCCACACACTCATTGTCATTGCTTGGAAAGCAGCTCTCAGACCCACAAACATTTAATGCGGAAGAGTTTCAGCGTGGACTAGATAATGTAATTAGTAGCTTTGAGTCATATAGACAGTCTCTTGTAGGAACTAAGGTTGATGGACAAGTTGTTGATCAGGCAAAGTCATTAGAGCTAACTTTTGAAAAGTTAAAGGCAACAAAAACAGCTACTCTTCCAATGGATCAAAATACATTGACATTGCTTAAGAGCCAAGACCTAGCACTTGGTTCAATGCTTGGAAATGCAGAGACAATTCTAAGTGTATTTGCAAAGTATAGACTTTACTTAAGTGGATTAAGCACAACAGTTGATATAGGGCTACTCACACCAGATCAGGCTGTTGATGTTGCTGCTGGATATGAAAGAGTTAGTGAGTCTGCTACTAAAGTTATTAATAAGCAGACATCAATCGGAAAGGTTGCTGTTGCTGCAAGAGCTGCTGCTGATAAGGCTGCAAAGGCTGCAAATAATGCAGCTAAGCAGGACTCACAATCAATTGATGATCAGATTAAGGCTAAGCAGAAATTAATTGATAAGCTTGAGGAAGAAAGAGACAAGAGACTTGAAATACTTGATATTCAAGAGAAGTCACAAAATTTTGAAACACAGGTTAAGCAAGCTCAAATTAGATATCAGCAAGCACTCGCTACTGGTAACTTGGCTCAAGCTGCACAAGAAAAGCTTTCAATAGAACAGCTTTCTGCCGATAGACAAAGAGAGCTCGCTCGTCAGTCTATTAACGATAAGTACGACGCAGATATTAAGAAGCTTGAGGATCAGATTCAAAGACTACAAGATCAGAAAGACTCAGTAGCAAAAGCAGTTGCATCCTCACAAAGCGCATCAGAAAATAAGGCAGCTGTAGCAGCTGAGGCCGAAGCTCTTTCAAGCGAGCTAGCTTCTATAATTGCAAAGCATGGCGGTAAGTACACAGCGGAAGCTGGAAAAGAAATTGCAGCTGTATTAAACAATGCAAAGTCTAGCTCGAATGCTAGCCTTAAGGCAGCAGCAATGGAAATGGAAAAGAAATATTCTCCTGGTGGATTAAAGTCTGCACCAGGTCCTTCCGACTTAAATGATATGGGTAAGCCATACCAAAGAATATTCTCAGATCTTTCTAGTGAAACTTTGACTCTCGCAAAGGCTGGAACAAAGTTTGATAAAGCAGTAGATGCGTTTACATTAGCAGTTGAAACATTTACTGGGAAAAAGGTTACAGATGGCCCAAAGACTACTACTACAACCGTATCTGCAACAACTGGACAGGTTGAAACAAAGGCTATCGCAAACAGACTTGTTACACAAAATGGAATAGAGTATGTTGTAACAAATACTGGTGTTAGATATAGAACAGATCAAGAGCCTGGAAAAACATTAAAGAAGGGCATGACTCCTAAGGCAAAGGGGTGGAACGGCATGCGTGGAATGGCTGGAACAGTTGCCCTTGTAGGAGAGAATGGCCCAGAGATTATTAAGTTTAATCAGACAGCCGACATAATTCCAACCCATAAGTTTAATATGCCAATGTATAATTTAGCATCTAACTCAGTAAGCCTTGCTAATAATTCATCAAATGGTAAAATGGGTGGAATAACAATTATAAATAATATTAGCGGAACAGATATGAACATGGAGCAGCTTTCTGAGGTTGTGACAAGAAAGACAATTACTGCTATGAAGAATATCAAGGATGTTAATTTTGCAGCAGAAGGAAAGCCTGGGGTCAAGAGAATATGAGCTATTTAACGCTACCTAAAGGAACATTGCTTCAAATCGAGGCAAAGGATCCATTGGCTAACCCACCTGTAACA